GCTCATTACTGTATATGGAAGGTTATAGAAAAAAAAAAAGAAAAAAATATACCTCGCTCGCTTCGCTCACTACTGTATAAGAAAGTATTTTAACAGGTTTATGAACGTCTTTAAAGGATTTTATTATAATAAAAAAGAATATAAAAAGAACAAAAAAGTATATCCTCATTCGCTGGCGCTCATTACTGTATATGAAAAAAGAAAAAATAGAAAACCGCATCCCCGTTCGCTACGCTCTCTTTAGTCAAAATAGTGTATAAAATGTTTGCAACATAACCAAAAGTGTATTATAATTATTCTTAGTGTATAAAAAGTCAAAAAACTGGTTTTTACTTAAAGGATTTTAAAATTGAAAAAACGATTAGTTTTTGGTATGGGAATCAATGACGCGGATTATAAACTAACCCACAGAGAAGTAATCAACAATAAGCGTAAGATTCTTTGGCGTTGCCCCTTTTATTCATCATGGGCAGGAATGCTTAAACGTTGCTATAGTCAAAGGTATCATGAAAAATTTCCAACGTATGTTGGTTGTTTAGTTTGTGATGAATGGTTAACATTTTCAAAGTTTAAATTATGGATGGAAACGCAGGATTGGCAAGGTAAGCAATTAGATAAAGACATTTTAATCCAAGGTAATAAGATATATTCACCACAAACTTGTGTTTTTGTGAGTGGTGGGTTAAATTCGTTTATGTTGTCTAGTGATAAAATTAGAGGAAAATATCCAATTGGAGTCTATTGGAGAATGGATTTAGAAAAATTTGCTGCACAGTGTAAAAATCCATTTACCAAAAAGCAGGAATGTTTAGGCTGCTTCACTGATCAATATGAAGCTCACGAAGCATGGCGTAAACAAAAACACAAAATAGCAATACAATATGCTGAGTTACAAACTGATACTAGATTAGAAGCGGCTTTGAGAACTAGATTCCAAAAGACAGAGGATTAAAATGAAAAAGAAATTACAAATATACTCTGACGGAGGGAAGCGTAAAGAAATAGCGTCATGGGCTTTCTGTTTGTATTCACCAGATATTGAAAAAGTTATATATGAAAAACGTGGTTGTATTACAGGAACATCACAACAAGGTGAATTGAGTGCAGGACTATATGCACTAGAGTTTATTTTTAATAGATTTACAAGTAAACAACTTGCATCAATGGATATAACACTATATACTGATAGTCAATACCTATCCAAAGGCATGAATGATTGGCTGTGGGGTTGGAAGAACAAACGTTGGAAAGGTTCTTCAATGAAGATTATTAAGAATGTAGATTACTGGAAAAGACTTGATACACTTAAATCACAGATGCCTTCCGTTAAGTTTCAATGGATAAAAGGCCATGCTGGTATTGAGTTGAATGAGTACGTAGATAAGTTATGTACAAAAGCTTTAGAGGATTATCACGCAGTATGAAAAAAATTAGCGAAATCACAGTAAAGGATATTGACAATCTGGAATTCGAATTGAAGTTGGAAGCAGAAAAAGAAGACAAAAAATCACACTATGTAAACAACAAAGAATTGTTCAAAGAATTTCAAAAGTATTATGCAGTCAAGCAAAAGCTTCTGGAAGAACACAAAGAGCAAATTCTTGATGACTTTGGTTTGCTTGGTGAAGAAGAACTTGAGCAACACAGTGCAGAGATTCAAGAAGAATTTAGAAAGGCGCTTAAAACGTTCACAGCACCACCATTAACCAATATTATTGGACAAGCCATTCTAGATATTTCATACAGACGGTGCTACAGTCCTCGGTTTGTAAACTACACACCGAACTGGAAAGAAGAGATGATCAATGACGCAATCGAAACCTGTGTCAAGTATGCACACAATTTTAACCCAGAGAAATACAACAATCCATTTGCATACTTGACACAATTGGTCAACAATGCAAACTTTCAAAGGATCAAGAAAGAACACAAGCAACAGTATATAAAACTAAAGTTGTTTGATGACAGTCACGGATTTGCTGGTGATATTGATGAGAACAACATGAATGAAGAAGACATGGAAATTATTGATGAATCCAATGAAATGTACAGTGATCGTTTAAAGTATATCGACAACTATGAAGAGATTCAGGGGCTGAACAAAGAACGTCAGAAACGTAAGAAGAAAGGCGATGATAACGACAGCATTCTGGATATGGAGTAATTAATAATGCAAGCAAGAAACGGGGATAAGGTAGTTGTTACCCACATCCCTAGTGGAATATCAGCATCATGTCTTTTAAACTTGTATAGGTATCAACACCAGTGCCATGCCAGAGCCATGAGCCTCTTAAAATCGAGGCTCATGGCATCACAACAGATAAATGTTTCACTAGACGATGTTACTTGGAAATATACTTCATGCGATCAGAATCCAGAAACTCCGAATTCATTGAAATGATAAAACAGTTACACAGAGATAATTCCTATGATACCGTCATGGGAATTCGTGAAGATTCTGAGTTCATTGCACTAAAGAAGATTCACGAGCGAAACAAAATAATCGACATGATCTTAAAAGAGGTGAAATTATGAGCAGGAACGCATTTTTTAATGTTGACTTAGAAGACACAAGTGAATTGGCAACTATTGTTGAGGCTATGATTGAGGAAGCGGTTGATGGGTATAAAGAAGAAATTTCAGAATTAAAAGACAAAATAGCAGAGCTTGAAGGTGATCTTCATGAATCTGAAAAAAATCAATGCGAGTGTTGATATGGATAATCAAATTATTTTTCCAGAGATTGACACAAGTTCTCTTGAAGTTTCAATATCTAACTACAAAGAAAAAATTAAAAATTTGAAGCAGAATATTGAAGAACTTTATTTTGAGCTTGGAGAGGTGGAAGAAAAACTTGATGAAGCTCAAGAAGACCTTATTTTATTTAATACAATCAATATGAAAAAGCGCAATGGAGTTTAAAAATGGATAATCAACTTTACTTTGTGGGTTTTAATAAACTACCAACCACGTTAGAGGTGGTTCTTAATCAAGTCCCAGACTCATGGAGAAGTATTGTTCAGAATCTGATTAATGATCTTTTTGAGTGTGGTTGGAATGGAGAGATTATACAAATTAAAGAAAAATTCGGTGGGCTTCGATTTTACATTAATGAAGGTAGTGATTCTATTTTTGAGCTTATACAAAACGCTGAGGATTACACAGAAGATATTTGTATTATGTGTGGTGAACCAGCAACAACAATAAGCGGTGGTGGTTGGTATACACATCGTTGCGAAACCCATAAGGACGCATAGAAATGAGCAAAGTAATGATATCAACAGATTGGCATATCGGGGCGCGAGGTGGCAGTACAATCTTCCGAGATTATTTTACGTGGTATTTTAAAGAAAAATTCTTTCCTTATATGAAAGAAAACAACATCACCACACTATTAATGCTTGGTGATTTTTTTGATAATCGAAACCACTTGTCACTCAGTGATATTGCTTTTGTGAATGAGGTTTTTCTGCCTTTGCTAGAGTCACATAAGTGTACTATGTACACCATTGCTGGTAATCATGATCTGGCATTCAAAAATACAAATGCGGTCACATCTTTGTCTATTATGCAACACAGCAAATATGTACACATTCTAAAAGACAAGGTAGAAGAATTCGAGTTTGATGGTAGTCGGTTTGTATTTGTGCCATGGATCAACGGCAACAACTACGATGAGTTCATGACAGAACTAAACAACATCAAAGACAAAGAAAACACAGTTGTACTTTGCCACGCCGAATTTAATTCATTTCTCATGTACAAGAATTCATCTCGTTGTGAATCTGGAATCGAACCAAGCCTTTTCAAAGAATTTAAAGGTGTGTGGTCTGGTCACTTTCATCACCCGTCAAAAATTGGTAATGTCGAATATCTGGGATCAATGTTTCATCTCAATTGGCAAGATCATAACGACAAGCGCGGGTTCTGGGTGTATGACACAGACACACAAGAAAAGGTTCATATTGAAAACGAGTATAGCTTGTTCACTGAAATTCTCTACGAAGACGATCATGGATTGACAGATGATCAGATCAATGAGTATTGCAACCACCAGTTTGTAAAAGTTGTGATCGACAAAGAATATGATAAAGTCAAGTTTATGGACTTTTTCTCTAAGGTTAACAACGCCAAACCGATTGATGTACAGGTTCAGAATAATTATGCTATACTGAGTGCCAAAGAAATTACCAAAACTGATGCTTCTGAACCAGACGTAAAAGATAAGTCTATTGATACTTACATAGACACATACGTTATGAAGACAGTTTCAGAAGACAAGCGGGCCTCGATTATGAGCAAGTTCAATGATGTAAAGGCTAAAGCATCTGACATGATGGTTAAGGGTGAATAATACATGATCAATTTTAAGTCTATCAGTTACAAAAATTTTCAGTCAGTAGGTAATGCTGGCATGAAAATTGATCTTGACCGTTCGCCAACTACCCTAATCGGTGGGCCAAATGGTGCAGGCAAAAGCAATTTGCTTGAAGCTATCAGCTACGCACTATTCGGAAAACCACTAAAAAAAGTTAAGCTTGCTGGACTAATCAACAGCATCAATCGAAAGAACATGCAAACTGAATGTGTGTTCACAAAATACGGCGATGAGTACAAAGTAGTTCGTGGTGAAAAGCCAAAGGTCTTTAAGATTTTCAAGAACGGAGAACTGCTAGATCAGAACGCCGCAAGCAAAGATTATCAGGCTACACTAGAAAACGTCATAGGAATGGATCACAAGCTCTTCACACAG